AAGGGCCTGGCGTTTATCATGTAAAGCCGATAGCCTTTCCTCGGTTTCTCGAATAGATTCGTCGAGGCCCAAGCTAAGCTCGCTATTCTCAGCTTGTAGTTCATCGATACTATTCTGCGATGCATGTATCCTAGATTCATATTCCTTTCGATTCTCTTCAGTTAGTGTTTTAATGTCGCGGATATACTTTTGCTGTGTGTCAATTTTATTCTTAGTAATCTCGACATTGTAGTTGATGTCTTTTAACTGATCTTTAATCGAACTTTGTTTCTCCTTTAGGATAGTATTCATTTTCGAAAACACGTTAATATCAAGCAAATCTTCAATAACGTCTCTTCTATGTCCACCGGGCAGTTGCATAAACGGAATAAAGGATGATGATCCTAGGACAACAACCTGGTGGAAAGATTTATGATTTAGCTTGAGAATATTCTGCTCAAGAATTTTTTGATACTCTTTAGCATGCGATGACTGATTAATCATATCATCATTTTTCCAGATCTCAAACTTGCCTGGCTTAATACCTCTTACAATCTTATAGTAATTTTTGCCAATAAAAAACTCGACTTCAACAACACAACCTTTATTGTTGATTGAGTTGATAAGTTGTGGCTTATTAATATTACGATGAGGTTTACCAAATAAGCCAAATGAAACAGCGTCTAACATAGTTGATTTGCCAGATCCGTTTTGGCCTACAATCAACGTAGACTTTGTGTGGTCTAAATCGATTTCTGTAAAAGAATCTCCAGTACTAAGGAAATTCTTCCACCTTACTTTCTTAAAAACAATCATGCAATCTCTAACGCCTGTGCTTCTGTCATGAGTTCACGCATTTCAACTTTGATACGAGATTTGTCGAGGTCAGTTTCAACTCCATCAATATAATCATCAACAAGCTGAGGCGTATCATCAACTTCTAATCCGTCATCCTCTACGTTTTCACCTAGAAATTCATTAAAATTTTCTGCGATCTTTAATTCATGTATGTTTCTGTTCTGAATACGATCAATAAATCTGTCAAACAAGAATGTGTCAGATTTATTGACTACCACAACTTTAACAAATTTGTTATCTAAATCTTCGACATTATAGTTATTATAATCTATTTTGTCATCATTGTAAACAATTTTTTTGAACAAAGTGTATGGATTACGAATTTTTTCGATTTCACGCGTTTCTGTATCAATCACATGAAAAAATTTTGGATCTCCTTCATCTGACCAGAAAAATTCCATCTGACTTCCAAGATACCAAACGTTGTCTTTACGTGACGAAACATGAAAATGGCCAGTAAGTACCAGCTCAAACTTTTCGAAGAGCTTGTGGTTCATACCATCATGTGATTCGACACCTCTCATCAATTCAAAGCCACCAAGTTCTAAGTGGCCGCCAAGCCAGTCAGCTTTACAATCACGAATAAAATTCATCGATGCTTCGTAATTATCTTGGCAAATCCATGGGAGCAACGCAATCTTGAGAGATCCGTATTCCATAACTCGAGGTTCCATAACAATATGGATCTCATTCATATAGTGGCCTAGACATTCCTTCAATGAATTAAGATCATTTGTATTTTTGTAATACGTATCGTGGTTACCAGGAATGATATCCATCTTCATTCCACGAGATCTTAGTTCATTTAGAAAATGCTTACGATTGTGGTTCAGCGCTTTAAAGTTTACGAACTTACGATGATCATAGTAATCACCTAAGTGCAAGATTTGTTCGATGCCACGTTCTTCACAGGCAGGAAAAAATACTTCTTTGTAAAATTTAGCTGAGTTTTCTAAAAAGATTTCAGAAGAGTTTCTGATACCACAATGCGTGTCATTCAGTACCGCTATCTTCATCAGGTGCTTTCCTCAAAATAACATAATCACTGTGGATAATCCACTCTAGCTTGTCGCCAACAATCCAACCTTGCTCTTGCACGATTTCCTCTGGAAACTCGATTACAAGATCTTCACCTTCTTCAGTTACTTCAACTGTGTATAACTTTGCTGGTTTCATTTCATAAACTCACTTAAATCAGAATCAACATTTGTGACTCTTCGTTTTTTCTTTTCAGTCTTAGCAAATTCTTTGACTTGCTCGTCATGAACCTTTACTTTATCTATTCGATCTCTAAGGCCATCTACAAACGCTCCAACAACCTGTTGGCTCATCTCATCGCCCAGTTCGTTATCGACAAAATTCTCAATGCCAGATCGAGATAGGTATCTTAGTTTGATGTCTTGCTGTTTCTTTTCTCGAGAAATCCTGCGCAGAAAAGCATACCATGTAATCTGTGTAAAGTATGCGAATGCGTTAGGCTTACCTGTTCTTGTAGCTGCTTCCAAATTATAATTGTGGATTGCCTTTAGGCAATTTTCAACTGCATCCATTACCATCTCTTCGCGATACGTGTAGCGAATAAAATTAGACTTGTGAGACAAGCCTTCAGCGATTCGTAAGAAACACTGAGCAATATAGTCAGGTACGATAGGTACAGTTGTATTTTCAGCTTTGGCTTTGTTACAAATAGTAACGTAGTCAACTACAGCTTGAGAAAATTCAGCATTGTTTACGTAGTGAATGCTTTTTTTCTTAGCCATGATATGGGTCTACCTCCTTAATCAATTACTAATATTATACAAAATTAGGAGCTAAATGTACACTATAAAACTTTCCTTTGATTCGAAAATTTAGTGGTGTACTTTTCCGGAGAAAATGGTATAATAATATTAAGGTTTTCCGGGGAGGGATATACTACCCTCTTCTTCTGTTTTGTACTGCCACTCATCCGTGTGACCTACTGACCATTTAGGTTCTACTTCGACTGCGTAGTTCTGAGTACAAACTTTAAAGTCTGGTTGTTTTAAGTTCGAAGGTGTTAAGCTTGAATCTCTCCAGATAACTCGATTATTAGGTTGAGCAGCAAATTGCCCGTTATCCAATTCAATAATATTGAACGATTTATGTTCCGGGTCATGCTCAGAAAAATTAGTGTTAAGAATACTGTGATCCGGATGTGCGTTGTCAATAGTAAAACAATATTCACCCGCATGCATTTTCTTATCTTTACCAAAGAACTCACAACGTGCTAACAAAGGTTTATGTACAACAGTAACGTGATAATCGAAACAATCCCACAATTGCAAAACATCAAGAGGTAATAAATTTTCGTGATCGACATCTTGTTTCCACACGAATGCAGACAGAGGAAGCTTATCGTATAATGCTCCATAATCTGTTAATAGTGTTTCAAAATATAATGCTTTATACTGTACTGATTTTACTGAGATCCAAACACCCGGCGTTAATTCGCCGTGGCCTTTCTCGTGGTCATACAAATATTCTTTACGTACGAATACAGGAATTGGTGGTAAAGGATGTACTAAAAAAGCCATTAATGAAAAACATCTTTCTTTGGTTTAAAGGTTATGACATTCCCAGGCGCATCTGAGTCTTTTTCCATTGCCTTCTTTTTATTATCTATATAATCAGCTAAGAAGTCTTCGAACTCATCTTCATCCATTTCTTCTGCCTGTGATGCGATTTCATCAAGAGGCATGTCGTGTCTTTCACTGTCGAGGTTAACTTTTATTTTGTCTAGCGTTTCGACATAGTAATCAAGCATTTTATCTGTAGGGTTAGCCTCACAAATAATATGCATGGCATTCAAAGTTTGTAATGTAGTCGGATCGTCGTTAAATCCTAACCACGGTCTGAATGCGTAAAAGCGCACGCCTTTTTGAAAGTCTTCGACAAAAACAATTCGCAAAGCTCCCCTGATGACCATACTAGCATCATCTTCTGTGCTATACGTTAACACTTCACAAATGATTTCATCATCATTGGTCAGCTTAAATTGTTTAATGTCATTCATTTTAAATCAATCCTATAAGACTTGTGATTAAACTTTTCTTTTTCGTATATCTTCAAGCGTTCTGCGGAGTGAATTAGTGAGAAATTTTTCCTGCTTTTCCAACTAATGTCATCACTAATATCATAGAGAATAGTATCCTCACCATTTTCACTTTTTCTCAATCCTCTTCCAATACTTTGTAAAACTCTAATTTGCGATTTACTTGGTGATGCAAATATGATATTATGTAAGTTCCTAATATTTATCCCTGTTGAAAAGGTACCAAGCGAAGCAACGATAATAGCATCTTTTTGTTTTTCAACTATACCTCTAATCGCTTCTCTATCTGTAGCGCCTGTTCCACCGGATACAAAGAAAACACGTCTTCCTTCTTCTACCTTATTATCTATCAATTCGTGCAGAGGCTTTCCATGTTTCTCAACATAGTTGTAAAGTACGAGCGTATTTCCTTTTTGGTCTACGGCCAGATTCGAAATGAATTTGTTTCGTTGTTCCATTGAGACAATGTAATCGATCTCATCCGAATATGCTCTTTTACCAAAGTTTTTACGTACTTCCTCTGCATAGTTAAGTATGATTCGTTTAATCTGCAACCTGGCGAGAGTATCGTTATCCTGTAGCTCTCTTGTTGTGGTGACTTTATAAGTTCTACCGAAGAGTCCTTGTAGGACCAGCTCATGTGTTTGAGTTCCATCTAATGTTCCAGTTGTTCCATACCTATATTCTGCTTCAGTGCATTTATTCATGATACTAGTTAGTGATTTAGATTTAAATCCATGGCACTCATCTCCAAACACAGCACCAAATTGTTTAAACCACGCTTTCGGTAACTTATAGATTGATTGCCATGTTGAAATAATAATCGGGCAATCTGTGTCTTTGTCTTTACCCGAATAAATCTGGTGCGCCAATTTTTCTGGCATGCCATAAGAAATAAAATCGCTTTTCATTTGTTCGACAAGCGATGTGGTAGGTACAATCACTAATGCTTTTTTCTTGTGCCTCGAAAGGTACCAACTGAGTAAAGCATATATGATAAGAGATTTACCCGATCCCGTAGGAGATAGTAAGATACCTCTTTTTCTTTGCAATCCTTTTTCAATTGCATCTAGCTGGTAGTCTCTAACACTAAAGGGCAGCCCCAAAGAATCAAGAAAAGAAGTGAGTAGCTGTATATCAATATCTTGTTTTTCATAAGGTAATCCATATTCTGTTGATACCGGTTCGACGATATAGTCACGTGCTTTTGCGAATTGAACTAAGTGATGTATCAAACCGGCAGGTAACTCGCCTGTCATACGACTAAACAAACGAATCTTTCCGTCCCACATACGATTACGATATGCCGGCATAAACTTATAACCAGGCACGTAAAAGCTAAAGAACTCGTTTAGTTCCTGAGCTACACCGCTATCGCATTGTATGTGCAAATTAGAGTGATCTAATTTCCGGACTGAAATTTTTTCCATTCTATCATATTCTTCACTGTCTGATGTCTCCAAGTAATATTACTCAGAATTTCTTTAAGGACATCAATTGACGTTTTATAGTATTCAATTCTTTCTTCAGACTTTTGAATTTCCGGATCTGAATCATAGTAGTAATCCATTTCACCTTTTAATACTTTCAATCCATTAAAAGGATCTGGATTCCAGCCTTTAGTTTTCAAATCTTCTTCTGACATCTTACCATTATAGTAGAGCCACTTGTCTTTGAGCAATACCTTCTGTTGAGCCTCAGCTCTTTTTAGCTTAAGCTTGGTATGCGATAAAAGTTCTAGGTATTTAGAATGTAGCAGAGGAGCATCACGTGAGGCTTCATCTAATTTCATTTCATGAATAACGCAGTCTTCATTCCACATTGCGTGGATTTGTTTCAAGTCCATAATGTACCTTCATCATGTTAAAGTCTTGTTCACAGTAATAGACGGCAGTCCGTCCACATTCGTAGTATATGATGCACCTACTAATTCAAAATACGAGAATCTAAAAGATGCACCAAAAGTAATAAAAGATTCTCCACCGGTCGTTGATTCGAACTGAATGTCTGTTAATGCAGTAGGAATACAATCTATATATCTAACCTGCTTAGTCTTATTATTATGGCTGTTAAGAATAGTCAACGTCATGTCTGCCATTGATGGAGGTTGTGCTTGTGTCCTCAATCCAGAAGAAACGTGATCCAGATCTAAATTTCTTCTCATCCAAGAGTACATTTCATCGTAAGCTTTCATGTCTTCGTCAAGAAGAATGTTTGCTTGCAATTCATTGAATGTTAACTTGTCACCGATAAAAGGAACACCGGTAACTTTTTGGTATGGTACCTCAACAGAATTCATAATCATTCCAGGATGCACGAAGCTTTGACAGAAAAACTGTAGGTTAGGATAGTTTTCTCTGTCAACCGTTAATTGGAATGATGTTGGTTGAAGGTAATTGAAATTTTGAGTTAAATCAGCCATATGACTATTTATACAACTTTATATAAAAAAGGGGAGGCCGAAGCCTCCCCAGGGATATACTATTCGTTTTTTTATTACGCGCCGAGGATGTTGTCCACGCGGAAGATACGATAGTACTGGTTGGTTCTTGCGTTTGCAAGACCGTCTGCAGGAGCCGAACCAACAAAAGGATTGGAGACCATGCCGTAGCGAGTCTTAAATCCAATCTTCGGCTGGAAAGTATCCTCACCCACTGCACGAACCATCGTAAGCGGAACGTACGGGCAATAGAAGACACCAGCGTCATATGGGTT